AGAACCTGGCCATTAGTGCCCACTGGGAAACGCACCGCATTGTTGGCGTCTCTTGCCAAGAGGTCGCCTTTGGCCAAAAATCCAGATAGGTTGTTAATAGCAGCCTGTTGGGTGGCCCCGTTGGTCCCCCCACGGGCAATGGGGAGAATGCCTGTGGTTATTTTGCCAGCATCCAAATTGGGGATGTCGGATGGCACAAGTGCGCGGAATGACGGTGCACCACCAGTCCCAGTGGCGGGGCTTGCAAACACAATCCCAGGCCCGCTGGTCGTCAATGGCGCCTGAGAAACAAGGCCAATCGTAATTGTGCCAGCCGTAGTCAGGGGGCTTCCTGTCACTGAGAATATCGAAGGAGCTGCCAAGCCAACACTCGTGATGGCACTCGCAGGTCCCTCATAACCCGTAGGTGTGACCAAGCGCCCAGTGGAAATTAGAGTGCCAATGCCAGCGTTGATCCCGCTGACAGCCAAGTTGCGGACCTTGATTTGGCTGGCATTGGGAACAGCAACCACTCTGTAGTATCCGCCGCCGTCAATAAAGACGTTCATCCCCACACTTGCCCAAGCTGAAGAGGCGACCGCAACAGTAATGTGGTTAGTAAAAAGGTATGGGCTTGTGCCACTGTTTGTGGCATTAACAGTCATCGTTATTTGAGTTGGCGAGTCAATCGTAAGGATAGTAGCGCCGTTGGGAATGCCGGGGCCAGAAACGGCCATGCCGGCAGTCAATGAAGATGTATTTGAAAGCCCAGTGATGACGGCACTGCCAGCAGTTCTGGTTCCAGAAATAGTGACATCAGGATAAGGCTGGTTGAAGTTGCCCGTCGTGTTGGTGACGGCATTTATCCCATTGGCCCCATTGATTCCTGGTGTCCCAGCAGGGCCAGTTTGGCCAGGCGGGCCTACGCCACTTGAAGGGCAGGAGGGCGTTTGTGCGCAGTTTCCGGGGTTGACAAGCATAGCGTAGAGTATCCATAGATTGAGCTATGCGTCAATATTTCTTAGAGGTCGGGTATTTCAGAGCGTGTGTCTTGGGTGAACCTTGTAGTTCGGTGATTGAACACCACAGGAATGATTCCTGTTGGCCCATTACGCTGCTTGGCAATGTTGAGCTTCCCAAATAAAGACATCTTATCGTCATCAAGAATCTTGCGGTGGAGCAAGGCTACGAAGTCGGCATCTTGCTCAATGTCGCCTGATTCCTTGAGGTCGGAAAGCCGTGGATAGCGGTCCTCTTTCTCAACATCTCGGCCCAGTTGAGCCAAGGCTAGAACGTGGATATTCAGTTCCTCTGCCAAGCAGGCCAATCCTTCGGATGCGGCAGAAACTTCCAACCTTTTGTCCTTGACGCCAGGGACTCGGATTTTTTGCAGGTAGTCAACAATAAACACCTTGATCCCAAAACGCTTCACCATCCGCCTAGCCGTAGCTGTAACCTGCGCCAAGGTTGCCCCACGGCGCTGCGCAATAGGCAGAGGCCAGTCTTTCATCTTGTCTGACGCCACAGCCAGCTTATCGTAGTCGCTGTTAGAAAGTCTCACGCTGTCGATTTTTTCCACATCAATATCAGTTTCCATTGCCAAAAGCCTTGACCACATAGCCTCTACAGTCATTTCTAGGGAAAAAATCCCGCACGGATCGCCTGCCGTGACCATATTGTAAGCAAACGTAAGCCCAATTGCCGATTTGCCTACATTGGTCCTTGCCCCCACAACGCTATACCCCTTGGGGCGGAATCCCTTGGTCATTCTGTCCATCTCAGGGAATCCCGTGGACGGACCTCTTAGTCCGTTGCCATTGGCGGCGTTAACTTCTTCCATAGCCCTGAACGTGCGGTTAAGCCCATCCACAGGCGTGATAATCGTGGAGCCAATGCTTTTATTCCCAACAGCCAAAATTCGTTGCTCACACTCAACAACCACGGAATCCGCCTCATGTTGCCGCTCCAAGCAATCGACAATGTTTTGTGCCGATGCCTGAGCCATGCGGCGCAGCACGGCTTTGCTCCTGACTGACTCGATATGGCTTGCCAGCGTGATAGACGGTATGACGCTTGCAGAAAGTTCGCCCAAGAAAGCCGCCCCACCCGCTGCGTCTGCAAGATGGCGATCTGCTAGGTAGCGGTAAACAGTAGTTGCGTCGATGGGCTTTCCGCTGTTTCGCATGTCCAACAGTGCGGAAAACAAAACCTGGTGGCACGGGTTAAAAAAATCTTCTCTGGTGAGCTTTTCAGCGGCATCGTCAATGCAATCTGCGGGGTTGGAAAGCATTGCCGCAAGCACATTGCGCTCGCACTCTGCGCTGTGGACAACAGGCAAATTGTCAAGCTTGACCACTTGAGAAAGCGTGCCCTTGCTTGTCTTAGTCATTTCATAGACTCCAACATTTTAATTTCTTCTTCCTGCGTTCGAGGCCGCTTAGTCGCTTCCGACATGGCTGCGGCCAAGTAATTGTCAAACTTGCTTTCACGAAAGATCGTTTGGGGGCAAAAATACTGCTCCATTTCCGTTCCGCGCCACAACCTCCATCTGTGTTCGAGCATCCACATCACGTTTTCCTCGGTAACTCCTGGCTCCTCCAGCCTTTTCCGTATGATCTTGTAATTAGATTCGACGTGCCGGAATGACTTGCCGCACAATGAGTTTATCTTATTCAAGATTCTTTTTGCAATCTCGTTAAGCCTTGCTGTCTTGCTCTTGGCCTTGGGCGCATCCTCAGAAGTCAAAACAAAAGCCCCATTGTCAAATAATGATTGCTCAATGGTGGGCTTGCGATCCTCCGGCTGAGATAAAGGCTCAAGCTTTGCCTCCTTGTTGTCTTGGTTTTTCTGCTGCACATTTCTCTTGGCCCACCTTGCCTCAGCGCCCTTTCTCCTCGAAAGGCGATACGCCAACTGCTTGTCACGCTCAATTTCCATTCGTTGGTTTTGAAGCAGGCCATTGATCTTTTCAAACTTGGCCATAACGGCAGACGGAATAGGGGTTGGCCGCTTAATAAGGGCCATGATTTCACCTTGGCTTGCTGGCAAGCCGTCCTTGCCCAAAAGCCACTGGTGGCAGAGCAGGCGGATATAGCAGCCAACCTCCTCATCTGACATTGCCGCCGTGCCCTCTAAGAAGTCTTGGGGGTAAAAGTCGAAATATTGCTTTCTCATTTGCCTTCAAGTGGCTCCTCTTGGAAACAAACATACACTTTGCCTTGCCCAGGGTTCGCCCAAACCTTTTTCCCAATCATGACATGGATCATCCCATCTCCGTCCGGCCAAAGCGCATCGGCAATTGCCTTTAGCAGGTTGTCAACATCAGGGCGGACTCGGCAGGGCGTATTGAGCATTTTCTTTTTTTTCTTATCCGACCAGCTTTGGGGCATTGGAATGAAAAAGGTGCAATCAAGACTGGTGGGGCATTGGCTAATTGGCTTAGGGCAAGACATGCGGACGACATCTTTGAACGTCCGGTAACGCAAAACGCATGGACGCGGATTCCAGATGTCTCGCCTTGTTTGCCGAGGGGCCGGAACAGGGTCGGCCATTACCCAAAATTGATGTGTCATTCGGCCTCCAGGCTTGGGGATTTTTGGGTTTCCGTAAAGGCGCCAATCAAACAATCTTCTAATGCTTGAGTCAGCACCTTTCCTTTAATGCCATGGCGCTGGGCGAGCATTTCCTTCAGTTTCCCCTGCGAAACTTCGCAACAGCGCACGAACTCTTCAGGCTCAAGCAACCCAAGACGGTCTATGTTTGCCCATACAATACCGGCATCGACATGCTTAATTTTGCCTCCCTTTTTCAGGCTGTAGCCTGGAATCACCGATGGCTGGGAATCAAAGTCAAAGCCAGTCCAGTCCCACTCGCCGCGCTCATTTTTATGGACGCCGGACGCAACAGCAATCGAATCAATGGCCAGTTTTTTGATGTCCCTAAAAACCTTTTCGGCAAATGCAATCTTGGGAAGCCACTGTGCGATTTGCTCTGGTGTTAAAGCATTGGGATGAGCTGGCAAGCTGGTGGTTGCTAGCAGCGCATGAGAAACACGCGCTTGGCAAGCACTGTTAGCACGGCAATAGTCGCACTGCGGAGAGCCGGGGATTCGCGGGGCATCTGGCCGCATGGCATTCTCAATGACCTGCAAAATGCTGGTTTCCGCCTGCTGCAGTGCAGCCCTGTCATAGCAGGCAACAGACACTGAAGGCTCTACCCTTGGCTGGATGATGGCAACATACACTTCGTCCACATCCACATTTTGCTTGAGTAGAACAGCCAGGGATCTCAACTGCCAGTTGCGTGACGCCTCCTCTGCCCCGCTGTAGCCTGTCTTGGCATCAATGATTAAGGCTCGGCGCCCGGAAACATAGATTCGGTCGGCCTTTCCAGAAAAGATACGCTCTGGGATTAGCCTGCCCTCTGTTGCTTCATACCAAAGACGAGACTCGCGTATTTCACGAGTCTCGTCACCAACAAAGCCCAGCCTTTGGCAAAGCTCCTCCGTGTGCTGAATAAGCTCGGCCAGCACCCAATCCTCGCCTTCACGAAGCCCCACATCTTGACCTTCGTAAGCGGCATGAATCCGTGTGCCAGAAGCCGCCTCATCACTTGTTGTGGGAGGCAGGTTCTTTTCGGCATGCCATGAGCCAGGGCACAAAACAATGCGCTCTATGCCGCTGGCACTTGGCAAGTTCAGGCGTTCACCCAAATTTTGGTTGTCAGGCATTGGCTTTATCCCCCGTATTCTGTGAGGCCAAAAAGCCATTGACCAAATTTTTCCAGTCATTCAAGATGGCTTCAGCAACTTTCGTGGACATGCTGGTAAGCGTAGCCACGCTTGGGAGCACGCCTTTCTTGCGCAGATACGATTCAAATGCCACTGGGTTGATGTCAGCTTCGGCCATAAAAATGAGCACCTGATCTTTGGCCGGCGGCTCTCCGCTAGCACTGCTAGTTGCCTGTTCTTCTGGCGCATTCGGCTCGGGCTGCGCTGGTGCTGGCTGGTCCTTTTTCTTGAACGGTGTGGCCGCGGCAACTTCAGCCATTTTAACGGGCGCAGGGAAAGCTTCTTCTAGCTTAATCTCGCCCTCTTTCAGTGCAGTGCCTATGCCAATGAGCGTGCCGAGCTTATCGCCATCAATATCTTCGATGGTTCTTGCGCCAACTGCAGCAAGAATGCGATCTTCGGTTGCCCCCATTTTTTTGAGGCGGTCAATGACTTTAGCGCGCTTGCTTGCCAAGGATGAGGCATCCCCAATGGCAACCTTGCGTGCCGCCTCGTAAACAGGCTTGATAAGGCTTAATGGGACCACCTTAAAGACAGCATCACGGAAGGCGATGGAAGCACAGGCATTGACGGCCAGCATGATGTCGTCCTCGTCAACTGTTTCACGGCCACGCTTTTTCAGGATACGGCGGCGTTTTTCGATGGTGATGAGCGTGTTGCGCTCTAAGTCATGGGCAACTGCCTGCACCACTACGTGCGGGTTGTCGCCGTGAGCCTGGACGTGGATTGGGCGCGCCCCGGCCCGGAGATTCCCGTAAGCCCAAACTGCGATTTCTGCCAAGCGAACGCTCGGACCTTGAATTTCCTTGCCCGCAC